ATCTTGAGGCCTTAGATTCTGCCTTGGATCGGGCCTCTCGATCTCTCGAGCTTGAGCTTAGGGATCTCGAGAAGATATCCGCCACCGATGGGGTTATGGAGATCGGCATTAATGCCACGATAGCCCGGGAGGCCATGGATTCAATTAAGAAGCACCTCGACACGCTTGAGAAGCTCTCCGAGGCGATCTATACTTATCAAACCGGGAGCCGGTAGCCGGTAGGCCTCGAGCTTAAACCCTCGAGGCTCTCCGGGTGCTTACTTTTGCACCGCTAACCTAGAGAATGGATCAAACATGAATGAAGAGAAGAAGCTCGAGAGATATTATTCGATCGAGGAGATTATCCAAGCAAACCGCCGGGAGGGTGGCCACTTTTTCGATCGTGCAGCTCTCCGGTTTTTTAATAGCCGGATCGGCTCCTCCGTATATGGTGGCCGATTCTTTATCACCTCGGAGCAATTCGATCGAGATCTATCGCCTCGCCTCTACACGATCCGAGAAAGCATTAATGGCCGGATCGAAGAGGTAGGAGACTTTCAACAATACGCCACCGGGAGCCAAGCCCGGGCAGCTCTTAAGAAGCACCTCGAGAAGCTATCCGAGGGGGTGGCAGCATGAGGGCGATCCGCCGGATCTTAAGCTCTCCGATCTACCGCCGGAGGTGGATCTATCTAATCGCATGGATCGCCGGAGCTTATGCGATCTTCAAGATCTCCGGCTCCTTATGGTGGATCGAGGGCTCCGGTTATTGTTGGGGATCGATGATCGAATGCTATTTCCCGGAGGTGAAGCCATGAATGAGGAGAATAGCGAGACTCTTCGCATTACTGTATCGATCTATTATCCGGGAGGGGAGATCCCTCGAGGGGATCTAGCTAGGAGGCTCGAGGGCCTCGAATGGTGGATCTCCACCGAGGAGAAGCTGCCACCGGGTAAGCTTAAAGTTATCGATCTAACCACGCTTAAAGATCGTTAGCCTATCCGGCCCGGGATCTCTAGGCTCCGGGCCGGGTGGGGTGATTATCTTGATCACCGATTTACCTAAGAGAATGAGGATCAATTATGGGTAAGCTAGAAGATAGCCTCCTATCGGAGGCAGATAGAAGAGGATCCGGCGATATCGTTAGGGCCATGTTAGGTAATGGCTCTCTAGTGATCGTGGATCTTAACACCGGAGACACCTCCGGGAATTTACCGGTTAAGCTCGAGGAGGATACCGGGCCTCGATCTATTAGCGAGATCGCTAGAGATATCAAACGCTCTCCATGGTGGAGATCTAACGCCTCGATCTATGCTCGAGATTATATTAATGCGATGAGCTGCATTAATTCGATCGATGATCAATACGGCCTCGATAGTGGAGAGAGTGTAGTTTTATACGCTCTCTCTAATATGGCCACTTTCAAGGGAGAAGAGGCCCGGGCTATCAAGGCCGAGCTTAAGTCTCACCTCTCCAAGAATAAGAAGAGGGGGCGTAAGTAATGGGATCCATATTCGCTAATGATATTGCCGGCATGGAAGAGATCTCTCTCGATCGTAAGCTAGAGATCCACCTCCGAGGTAATCACTATCCACCGATTCCCCTCTCCATGGTAGAGCCATGCAAGAGAGCTATCGAAGCCGGCCTCGATAGAGATTTCGATAAGCTAATTGATCTCCCGGAGGGGATCACCTATAAGGGGGCTAAGTCTGCTCCGGCCGGGGCCATATGCGAGCAACATCACCTCGAGCCATTCTTAGATATCGAGCCATGGGAGGAGGGGTAAGTAATGAATGCACTAGATAAACGCATATTGAAGAGAGAGAAGCGTGTATCAAGAGAGTGTAAAGATCAAGCTAATCAAATACTTATGCTCGAAGCTTGCGTCTCCGATTATGATCAAGCTCTAATAGATCTCACCTCTAGATTAGAAGCTATATTTAATGCCGGGTTTAATGAGGGAATGAGCGAGGCTATTAAATATCCCGATGATGTGGAGGAGGGGTAATCATGGCCGGATATATTACGATCGGAGATCTCATTAAATATTTATCTATGCAAGATCCAAGCCAAGCGATTATCTATCAATATTATCTGGCCGATCACTTCGATACCGATATCGAGACATTCGCCCGAGCTGCGGAGGTTTTCGATAGCTCGATCCCATGCCTCGATAATTCTTATGAAGCTATTAATGAACAGATAGCTATCGAGGAGAAGAGCAAGGCGGTTAGCTCATGAGAGCTTATGAGATCTTAAAGATCGAGAGCTATTCGATTACCTCCGAGACTTTAGAAGAGGCTATCGAGATCGTTAAGAATACCGATAGTGGATCCGCTTATCGTGTCGATTATCAAGGGGTATATGCCGGCCCTCGAATGGAGGAGGTTATGAGATCCCGGATATTGATCTGCTCCATGGAGAGATGAAGATTCTCATTCATGAGATCGAGGGGAGGATCGAGGAGGCCAAGGAGGCTACCCTCGAGAGAGCTTATCTCGTAGGGATCCGGGAGGGTTATCTCCGGATCTATCAAGAGACTTATCGGATATCTTTCCGGCGGTAGTTTCATGGTGGGGCCCGGGGTTATAGCTCCGGGCCTTGCCATGGTGGGATCGCCTCACCTATGCAATACCTAGAAGATAAGGATCAAGAATGAATGAAACAATAGCTCGGCAATTCGAGCTGCCCGAGGGGGTATCTCTCGAGATCGAGGATCCATGGATCGAGAGAGGAGATCGAGACGATCCGGCATTCTACACCGGAGATAGCGAGATCGTAGCTCGGCTCTCATATGAAGATCGAGAGTGGCAGATACGCTGCCTTGGAGAGATGAGGATAGATATCAAGGGGATCGATCATATTATCCGATACCCGGATCGCCTCATCAAGGCCGGGGTCAATAGCGATAAGGATCTCCGAGATCTCGAGGAGGCCGGTAAGCTTGAATGGATCAATAATTCATGGTTTGAGGTTATCGATAGTAATAACCCGGATCGGTGGCAAGAGTGGATCTATCTTGATATCAAGGAGGCTATCGAAGAGGTAGCCAAGAAGATCAAGGAGATCAAGGAATGAAATCTCTAATCAAGATAAGAGAGGCCGATCCTCTACCGGATCCCGGTAATATATCGGCTCTCGATATAGCTAATGCAAGGAGGATAGCGGAGGATATATTCCACCCCTATGGGATATCCGTTCCCGGTTATCTTATCCGATCCGATAGTAATAAGAAGCTATCTCTCGAGATCCCGGGATATCAAGGGATCGCTGCCCTCACCCTAACACCGGCCACGCATGGGCCGGCAACTACCTGTGCATTCTTTAAGCATTGCAAGGATCTATGCGTTCTTACGCATGGCCGGGGAGCTTTCGAGAGTGTGATCAAGGCTCGATCGGCTCGGGTTAGTCTATTACTAGAAGCTCCGGAGGCTGCCTCGATTCTCTTAGCTCATGATGTCGATCGATACTCTCGAGCTTGGGATAAGTGGGGCCTCCGATTAAATGTAGCCTCGGATCTAGCTTGGGAGATAGCTGCTCCTTGGCTTATCGATAGGGCTAAGAGTGGAGGGGCCTCGGTCTATGATTACTCTAAGAGGTGGGATCGAGAGCCGGAGCCTCTTCCCGGATACCGATTAACCTTCTCGGCTGCCGGCCATTCGATCGAAGAGATCACCGATAAGGTAAGCACCGGAGCTAATGTAGCGATCGTGCTGCCTATCGATAAGGGTATATCGCTGCCCGATAGGTGGCATGATATCGAGGTGATAGACGGCGATATCCACGATCTCCGGGCCTTGGATCCTCGAGGTGTAATCGTGGGCCTCCGAGCTAAGGGTAAGGCGATCCATTCTGTAGGCTCGAAGCTTATCTATGAGGTGGCCTAATGACTTACGGCTGCGGATCTTATAGCTGCGTGAGCTGCTATCCATATACCTATCGCTGCGAGTGTGGCCACGATTACCCGGAGCCTATACCTAATGGATCCAAGATCCCGGAGTGTGATAGCTGCGGTTGGATCGAAGAGGTTATGGCATGAAAGGTCTAGGAGGCTTGCTATTCTTCTTGACATTCTTTACCCTACCACTAGGGCTAAGTGAAGATAGCCCTCTATTAATAGGGATCCCGATCCTAATATGGATCTTGGCGATCTTTCTAGGAGGAGATACTTAAATGATCCACCGATTAATAATCGGGATCGCTGCCTTCGGAGCCGGCCTAGTGCTGGCTCCGGAGAAGCTCCCGGCAATAGAAGATATTCCCACCCGGGAGATCGTGATTAAAGAGGAGATCCATATTCCTCTTGACATTCAACTTACCGATCTCCCTCAAGCTTGGCAAGATTTAGCCAAGTGTGAATCCAATGGCAGACTTAATGCCGTAAGCGGCACCAAGAAACAATTCCAAGGGGCATTTCAAATTGAATACCCTCGGACTTGGGTAGCTCATGGCGGTGACAGCGATACTCCACCGAAGAAAGCTACCTTGAGAGAGCAGTTCCATGTAGCTCTTCATATCTATGCCGATCGTGGGGCCAAGCCTTGGCCTTACTGTGGCAAGTTCTTGAAAGAAGAATATGGTAGGTAGCTTGACGATGGCCACAGCGATGGTCTAAAATAAATGTAGTGGACTTGATCCTCCACTCTAGGTAAAGGGCCCCCTCTTCGGAGGGGGTTCTTTCATTTACGGAAGTTATCCGTTGAGTAGAAACCTTGAGCCTTGAAGATCGTAGGGTTAGCGGAGTAAACTCTTCTCAGCTTGGCACCACAGGTAGGGCAAGCATATTCACCCTCTGGTTCAGACATGGATCTTTCAATGGTAATAATCTCGCCATCACCCGGGCATTCGTAATCATAACTAGCCATTAATTACTGTAGCTTCCTCTAAATTTTCGTAGACTTTCTTCTGGTACACAGTAGATCTCTGGTCTTTTCCAATCAGGTTTATCTAACCACTCAGGATTCTTAGCATCTTTACCCATGATCCAACCGATTAACTCATAGTTCGGCATACCACATCTCTAGCTTCAGGTCTTACAAGTAATCTACCCTGCTCATGCTTGGTGTATTTAACATCTATGTTGGGTTCTATATCTACACCGCCTTGACCGAAGGCACCACCCCAATAAACTCCAAGATACTTAGCAACAGCGATTTCTGCACCACATCCATCAACATCAAGAAGTATTCTTTGCCATGGATCAAGGTCGCCTAACCCTCTCATCTGTTGGTTCTTCATCGTGCTTACATATCTTTCAACTGCTGTGTTAACTGCCATCACAACTTCATATCTTTCAAGGTTTATCTTTAGGCCCATGGAGTAGGCCCTCCGAGATGATCAATGATCTTTCGTAAAATTCTTTGCACTCTCCTATCTACAGTTGAATCAGAGAGTCCTAACTCTTTTGCTATATCCGATAGGGTCATTGGGGAAGCTCCATATCTTAGATCGATTATGTATTGTTCATCTTTGTCTAACAGTTCAACAGCAGACTTAACATCGATAGCCATAGCCATGAGGTTGCCACCTTCGTTAGGTGCTGGAGATTTTCTTGGTTGTCCATCATCTACCTTGTCAATAAGGGTTGCCCCTTGCACATCAAACTGCAATGCAACAGGTAAGATAGATGCGATTGTTACTGTGTTATAGAAGAACTCATCACCGGTTGAGTATCCAACCTTGGCTGCCTTTTCTTTACGAGAATACTTTTCTATATGCCGGCGGAACCGAGCCATAATCTTTCGAGCTACCCATTTCGTCTCATCCTTTGAGACAGTATAAGATTCATCAAGATCTTCTTCAAGCTTGGGTCGTTGAAGCACATAGATGTTTAACTCCTGTATTAAATCCTTATACTCCACATATCCAATGAACCTTCGGTAGATGGTTAAAGCGGATACATTGATTAGATCATTGATGTGGTCTTTAGCTCTTTCACTCACCGACACTACCCTCATCATCCATCTCTATGAT